CAGATAAGAAAAACAGAATTAGAGCTAAAAGATAAAGAATTAAATCAAGAAGCGGCTATGTTTACAGCTAAACAAGAACAAAGAGCACAAGAAAAAGTATTAGACTCACAAATACAAGAAGAACGCATGCAAGTGCAAAAAAGTATAGCTGATGATAAACTAGGTTTAGCAATAGACAGATTAAAGCAACAAGCAGATCTTAAATTGTTTGAATTAGAAAATAAAATCAAGGGGATATTATGACAACATCATATAAAGTACAAGCAGTAAAAGAGCTAAGAGCTCAAAAAAAATTAGATAGGGCCCAAGAAGAAATGGAGCTTAAAGCAGCAAGAGAAGCTGAGGACAAAAAACATCAAGCTAATATTAAAAGAATAGAAAAAAAATTAGCAAAAATCGCAAAAGGTGAGCCTGTTGAAGAAATAGCTAAACCTAAACCTAAGCCAAAAGCAGTTAAAAAAGCTGTATCTAAACCAAAAGCAGTAAATAAACCAGCTGCAAAAAAAAGAGGCAAGCCTAAAAAATCTTAATTAATGGACGAAATACAAGTATTAGATAAGCTAAAAAAAGCTATCGAAAGTAGAGAAGAGCAAATACAAGAAACTTTAATGTCTGGTGGATTAAAAGATATAGAACATTATAAATATTTGCAAGGAGAGCTTTCTGCTTTATACTATATTGCAAACGAAATAGGCGATTTATTTAAAAATAATTAAATTATGGAAATACAAAACTCAAATACAGAATCAAAAAAAGTTGCAGAAGCCTATGTAAATATAGCCGAAAAAGTTTTAGATCCTGAAAAGTTAGATGAATCAATATTAAATCGTATGCCACAACCTACTGGGTGGCGCATGTTAGTTTTACCTTATTCTGGAAATAAAACCAGCAAAGGTGGGTTAATACTTACAAAAGAAACAGTAGATCGTGAGACGCTAGCAACAGTTGTAGCTTATGTGGTTAAAAAGGGACCACAGTGCTATAACGATAAAACTAGATTTGGAGATAAGCCTTGGTGTGAAGAAAAGCAATGGGTTTTAATAGGGCGCTACTCTGGCTCTAGGTTTAAACTTGAGGACGGTGCAGAGGTTAGAATCATCAATGATGATGAAGTAATAGCCACAATTCTCAATCCAGATGATATAGTGAGCTTATGAGCGAAGAAATAAATAAAAACGAAATTCAACCAGAGGTTGATGAAGTAGAGGTTGAGGTAGTTGATTCACAAGAAGCAACAACCGCAGCAACAAAGGAAGATGAATTAGAGAGTTACACTAAAGGTGTCTCTAAAAGAATTAACAAGCTAAACGAAAGAAATCGTATTGCCGAAGAAAAAGCAGCTAATTTAGAAGCAGCTTTACAGCAAAAACAAGCAGAAGTTAATAACTATTATCAACACGCTGTAAAAAGCCAAGCAGATCTTTTGTCTAAAGAAGAAGAGAATATAGTGACCAAAGAAAGAGAAGCAGATGAGTTATATAAAAAAGCTCATGCTTCTGGTGATGCAGGCTTAATGTCAAAAGCTGATACTCTAAAGAGTGAATTAGCCATACAAAAGGAAAAAGTTAAAATTGCTAAACAAAAGCAAGAACAATCTGTTCAACAACAACCTGTACAACAAACACAACAGGCAGAAAGCCAAGTACAACCACAGGCACAGGCACAACCTAGTGAACAAGCCTTAGAATGGAAGGCTAACAAACAGTGGTTTGGAGATCAAACAGATGCTAATAATGCACAAGCAACTCAGTTTGCTATGTTTACACATTACAATTTAATTAACGAAGGATATGAAGCTGACTCAGATGAATATTATCAAGAGTTAGATTCAAGAATTTATAAAGTTTATCCTGATTTAGAATCAGGAGAAGTCGAGCAAAAAGAGGGCAGGCCCGCTGTGCAAAGAGTCGCCTCTGCTTCCGTAGGAAGTCGACAAAAAACACAAGGCAAGAAGAACGGTGTCACGTTTTCTAAGTCGGAAGTCGAGCGCCTAAGAGGATTAAAACCACACAATATGTCGGAAGACATGTGGTTAAAATCTGTTGCTAAAGAAAAACAGAAAATAGCTACTAGGGAGGCAAAATGACGGACGTTAAAGAAGACTTAACACATTCCAGAAATTCTCGTGAATCCGAGTCACACGATAAAAACACTCGTAGACAACCATGGAGGCCAGTAAGAAAACTTGAAACTCCACCTGCACCAGAAGGATATGAATATCGTTGGATAAGAGAATCCATGCTGGGACAAGAGGATAGAGCAAATGTAAGTAGAAGACTCAGAGAAGGCTGGGAACTCGTAAGAGGAACAGATCTTCCTTCTGAATTTGAATTTCCAACTGCTGATTCAGGAAGACACGCTGGTTTAGTTTATAGTGATGGATTGCTATTAGCAAAAATACCTGTCGAAACTCGTAATGAGCGTAATGCTTATTATGAAGAAGAAACTCGTCGTAAAAAGGATGCTTTAGACAATAATATGTTTAATGAATCCAGAAAGGACAGTAGATACGTCAAGTATAATGCCAATAGAAAATCCAATGTTACTTTTGGAAAAAAGTAATATTTAACCAATAGGAGTATAATAAAATGGCTAATAAAGATAGCGCATTTGGATGTAGGCCTGTTCGTTACATGAGTGGTGCACCTTGGTCTGGCGGCCAGAGCCGTTACAGAATTGCAAGTGGAGCAACTACACCAATTTATCAAGGCGACTTGGTAACACAGCTTACAGCTGGGGTGATAGGGCGACACGCAGCAACTGGAACTGTTCCGATTGTCGGAGTGTTTAATGGTGTTCAGTACACTGACCCAACCACAGGCGAACAAGTTTACAAAAATTATTATCCAGGCAGTATTTCTGCTTCGGATATAATCGCAAGCGTCGTTGATGATCCTAATGTTGTTTTTGAAGTACAAGCTGATGCTGCAATGCCAGTAGCAGACTTGTTCGGAAATTTCGACATTGTTGATGGTTCACCAGTCGGCGATACTAAGTCTGGGAGATCTAACCTAGAGCTTGATGTAACAACTGGAGCAACTACTGCTACATTGCCACTGAAAGCGTTAGATATTTCTCAGGATCCTGATAATGACGATGTTTCATCGTCCAATACTAATGTCCTTTGTGTCATACAGAATCACATCTGTGGACAAAAAGGTGCTGGTTTAGCATAAGGAGATAAATTATGGCAATTTCAAGAGCACAACTAGCGAAGGAGCTAGAACCTGGTTTAAATTCATTGTTTGGTCTTTCTTATGATGAATATGACCGAGAATACGAAGACATCTTTGTAATCGAAGACTCAAATAGAGCCTTCGAGGAAGAAGTCCTTGTAGCAGGTTTTGGTTCCGCACCAGTAAAATCAGAAGGTCAAGGAGTTCAATTTGATAGCTCATCAGAAAGTTACAGCGCAAGATATAACCACGATACCGTGGCACTAGCTTTTGCTTTAACCGAAGAGGCAATCGAAGATAATCTCTACGACAGTCTGGGTAAAAGATATGTCAAAGCATTAGCAAAATCTATGGCTAACTCTAAAGAAGTCAAAGGCGCTGATGTGTTGAATAACGCTTTCTCATCTAGTTTCACTGGAGGAGATGGTGTATCTCTTATTAACAGTTCACATCCACTTGCAGGTGGAGGTACAGCTGCTAATAGAGCAACAACAATGGCTGACCTTAATGAGGCTTCATTAGAAGACGCATTAATTGACATTTCTACTTTCACAGATGACAGAGGCTTAACAATTTCAGTGCAAGCTGACAAATTGGTAATTCCGCCGCAACTCGTTTTTGTTGCTGACAGAATTTTAAACTCTGCACAAAGATCTGGCACAGCTGATAATGATATCAACGCAATCAAAAATACAGGTGTTATGCCTGGTGGTTACGTTGTGAACCATTATCTTTCTGATCCAGATGCTTTCTTTGTCTTAACTTCTGTAAACAGTATGGGTGACGGTCTTAAAATGTTCCAAAGATCTCCAATGGAGACATCAATGGAACCAGACTTCTCTACTGGCAACATAAGATATAAGGCGCGTGAAAGATATTCATTTGGTTTCTCTGATTGGAGAGGAATCTATGGATCTCAAGGTGCATAATTTGAAGTCGTAATACACTTTATTACTCAGTATTACAAAGGGCCCTAATCGGGCCCTTTTTTTGTCTTAAAATAATGTATATAAATATTTTGCAAATACTTGCATATTTGTGCATAAGTTGTATTATATATATGTGGGATATTTAATTTATAGAGCAAAAAGGGAGGCCTCAGAAAGACTTGAGATTTACCTTCCTTTTGTAAACGTCTTTGTTTTTNNTTTGATTCTCACAATAGGAGGTTTTTAATGAGTGAAAGAGAAAGTAGAAGAGCTTTTTTTCAAGAGCTTTGGTACAGAAACTGGGTAGACCAAGGTAGAGAAGATGTAGGAACTTGCACGGTAGGTAATTGCATAGAAATAGTTGGTTGTGGAAGAATATTTCCACCAGTGCAAGGTAATCAAAGTGCATGGAACGCAGCACAACCTCTTTTAGAAGTGTTAGAAGAAGAAGGTTGTAGTTATGAATATATAAGTGGGAGGATGGATTAAGATGGCAGGAATA